AATATGAAGATGCACGAGATGCAGTCAAGTTTACTGACAAGTAGAGAAACTAAAAGAGAGGAGGAGAAGAAGAAGCGCATAGGTATTCAGAACACTCAGCAGTCAAAACTCATCAATCAGAGAAAGAATAACCTACCTCCACTTGACTTCGAAAGTAATGAAGATAGCCTAGATGGATTTGATTTAGCAGAATTTAATCCTAGATAATACTACTTAATAAAATTTTTTATAAATTTGCAAATAATTAAAATAAAATCAAATGGAATTTAAAGCAGTAAGAGTATTAGACTCAACAGAACCTAAGAGTGTACAAGAGGTAGAAAAGGAACTTCTTGAGAAGCACGAGCAGTCATTATCGCAAGAAGTGCCGCAGGAAAACTTCTCTGTGTCACAGCAGGAGGTTGAGTTAAGAGAAGAAGACGTTCTTTCATATATAGGTAAAAGATACAATAAGCAGATTAGCTCATTCGATGAATTGATGGCTGAGCGCAACTCAGAGGAGATGCCAGATGATGTCGCTGCTTATATGAAATATAGAAAAGACACAGGAAGAGGATTTGAAGACTTTCTCAAGTTGAAGAAAGATTTCGATTCTGTTCCGGAAGAACAGCTAATCAAAGATTACTTGTTATCTACACAAGAGGGTCTTGACGAAGATGACGTTGAGATGATGATGGATGAGTACAGGTATGACGAGGACCTTGATGACGAGTCTTATATTAAGAAGGCAAAGGTATCAAGAAAAAAAGCTGTTAATGAGGCAAAGAAGTTTTTCAACTCTCAGAAGGAGATGTATAAGATGCCCCTTGAGTCAAGTACGGCAGGTATATCTCAGGAAGAGAAAGAGGAGTTCAATGCTTATCGTCAATATATGCAACAAGCTAAGACGATCGAGGAGGAGAATAATCGTAAGCGTCAATGGTTTGAACAAAAAACCAATGAGGTATTTGATGGTAATTTCAAAGGTTTTGAATTTAGTGTCAATAACAAAAAGCTTAATTTTAATCCTGGTGATGCTAATGAGCTTAAAAAGTTACACTCAAATCCATCAAGCTTTATCGGTAAGTTTATCGATGAGAGTGGCTTGATTAAAGATGCAGGTGGGTACCATAAGGCTTTGGCTGTTGCAATGAACCCTGAGAGGTTTGCCAAGTTCTTTTATGAGCAAGGTATGACTGATGCAGCAGATGACTTTATGCGTAAGACTAAGAATATCAATATGTCTGAGCGTAAGGCAAATGAGACAACGAAGGGGAATGATGGGTTCCAGGTTAAAGCGGTTAATCCTGACCATGGAAAAAGCTTAAAAATCCGCAGTATAAAAAAATTGTAGACAATTAAAATTCTAAAAAGATGCCTAGTGCTTTATTAAACACGCCTACATATCAGTTGCAACCAGCAGCAGAACAGTTGGCTTTACAGACAAACTATATTACCAACTTCAACTTCTTAAACCAGTATCTTCCTGATACTTATGAGAAGGAATTTGAGCGTTATGGTAATAGAACAATTGCATCATTCTTGCGCCTTGTAGGTGCTGAGATGCCTTCAAACTCTGACCAAATCAAATGGGCTGAGCAGGGTCGTTTGCACATCAAATATACTACTTGTACAGCTTCTGCTGTTGCTGCTGGTGTTGGTACATTTACTATTTCTGATTTAGGTGCATTAACTGCTGCAATCCGTGTTGGTCAAACTTTGTTCATTCAGGTTAATGCAACAGGTGCAACCAATAAAGCTATTGTAACAGCAGTGACTGGCTTAGTTGTGACTGTAGCTTTTTACGAAGCTACTGTTAACATAGTGGACACTAATGTTTGTACGATTTTTATCTATGGTTCTGAATTCAGAAAAGGAACTACAGGTATGGTTGGTTCTCTTGATGCTGAAGATGAAATTTTCTCCAACAAGCCAATCATCCTAAAAGACCGTTACGCTGTAAATGGTTCTGATATGGCTCAGATTGGATGGGTTGAGGTTACAACTGAGAACGGTGCTACTGGGTACCTTTGGTATTTAAAATCAGAGCATGAGACTCGTCTTCGCTTTGAGGACTACCTTGAAACATCTATGATTGAAGCCGTTCCTGCTGAAGCAGGTTCAGGCGCTGCTGCTGTATTAGGTGGTGCTGGTCAAGGTGGGTCTGAAGGTATCTTCTACGTTGTAAACGATCGTGGTAACGTATGGGGTGGTGGTACGCCAACATCTCTTGCTGACTGGGATACAATTGTACAACGCCTTGACAAACAAGGAGCTATTGAGGAGAATGTTGTATTCTGTAATCGTCAATTAAGCTTTGACATTGACGGTATGCTTGCAGGTCTTAACGGTGCTAGCTCTGCTGCTGCAACTACTCCTTCTTATGGTGCTTCTTACGGTCTATTTGACAATGACGTAACTATGGCTTTGAATCTTGGTTTCTCAGGCTTCAGACGTGGTTATGACTTCTACAAATCAGATTGGAAGTACTTGAACGACCCAACTATGCGTGGTGGTCTTTCTACGGCTGCTGCTACTGCTACAGGTACAGTAACAGGGCTTTTGGTTCCTGCCGGTTCAACTTCTGTTTACGATCAGATTATGGGCAAAAACGCTAAGCGTCCATTCCTTCATGTTCGCTACCGCGCAACTGAGTCTGAGGATCGTAGATACAAGACTTGGATTACAGGTTCTGCCGGTGGTGCTGCTACTAGCGACTTGGATGCAATGGAAGTAAACTTCCTTTCTGAGCGTTGTGTTTGTACCCTTGGTGCTAACAACTTCGTTCTGTTTAGATATGGTTAATAAGGTGAATATTGGGGAGTGTCTTATGGCACTCTCCTTTTTTAAAAATTAAATCAAATTAAATATATGTCTGAGATAAAAAAAATAGTACCTGTAGATAAGGTATATAGATTAAAAGGGCAATCAGCTCCATTGTCATACACATTGGCATCAAGAAATCATCCAAGATTCCCTTTGATGTGGTATGATGAGAAGAACAATGTAAACAGAGCGCTGAGATATGCGTCAAACCAAAAGTCCCCATTTGAGGATGAGCAGGATGGTAACGCAATTTTAGAACCTATTATCTTTGAAGATGGATTTTTAAGTGTCCCTAAAACAAATCCTGTTCTTCAAGCTTTTATGCATTATCATCCAATGAGCAACAGAGTATTTGAAGAGGTAGATAAGGAGAGAGAAGCAAGTGAAATTATAGAGGACTTGAATATTGAGGTAGATGCATTGATTGCGGCAAGAGGTTTAAGTATTGAGCAGCTTGAGATTATGACAAGGGTACTATTTGGTAAAGACCCATCATCTATCTCAACAGCGGAGCTAAAAAGAGATATGCTTATTTTTGCCAAGATGAACCCAAGAGAGTTTATGCAAACCATAAATGACCCTGAGTTAAAATACCAAGGCAAGATTATGTTGTTCTTCGAAAAGAAACTATTGGCTCTCCGTAATAATGACAGAGAGATTTGGTTTACTACACCATCCAACAAAAAGAAAATGTGTTCAATACCATTCGGTGCTGACCCATATGATTTTGCTGGACAGTTCTTACAAAGTGACGAAGGTCTTGATGCGCTAAAGATGTTAGAGACATACTTATCGTAGTCAAGTGAAAATATTTTAGAGTTATAGTAAGAGAGGGTGTAAATATATGCCCTCTTTTTTTTACATTTGTAAAAAAATAGAGAATGATCAACTCAGTAAGAAATACAGTGCAGTCTGTTCTTAACAAGAACAACTATGGGTACATCTCACCGGCTGACTTCAACCTGTATGCATTGCAAGCTCAAATGGAGATATTTGAGGAGTACTTTGCCATATACAACAAGGTTATAAATATGGAGAATGGTCGCATGGCAGGTACCGACTATGCAGACTTAGAGCAACCTATAGCAGAGCTGCTAGAGACTTTTATTGCTACTGAGTTCCTTGTACCAAGCCCTGCGGCATCAGGTTACATAGGTAATAATTTCTTCGCTCCATCACTAACAACAACAGGGTCTGACTATTACTTAATAAATAGAGTCAACTGCTACACTACTGTATTGGCATCAGGAACAAACACAGGTACATTACCTGCGTTCCAATTGATTGATGCTGGTGCAAACTTTGTAGCCTCAGGCGTATCTGTAGGCGATGTAGTTGTCAATACCACTCTGTATGAGGGGGCATTTGTAACAAGCGTGTCAGCCACAGCCCTTGACATAACAGATAATATCTTTACAGCTATAGGTCAAGACTATAAGGTATACAAGGCATCAGCAATTAGCGAGGCTGAGAAGGTGACAATGGGTAAAATACTTATGCTAAACCAATCACTGCTCACTACTCCATCTACTCAGTACCCTGCTTATACACTGGCAAATAGTAATATTCTCACTGTGTATCCAGTTAGCGTATCAGGATACGGTGCTGTGCAAGCAGTATACTTTAGATACCCTACGCCACCAAAGTGGACATACATCTCACTCGCTAGTGGTGAGCCTGTATTTGACCAAACGCAGCCTGACTATCAGGACTTTGAGCTGCCGCTTGAGGATGAGTATAAGCTTGCAATGAAAATATTACAGTACTGTGGTATTAGCATTAGAGAGACTGAGGTGGCTCAATTTGCTATGTCTCAAGAGCAACAACAATCAGCAAATTCATAAAAGATGGCATATATATCAAATTTTCAGTACTACACCAATAATGGCAACAATCCAACGGATGCCAATTGGGGGTCGTATCAGTATGTTAGCCTATTTGACATCGTCAACAACTTTCAGTTGATGTACACCGGCAATCACTCATTGGTTAATAATGAGGAGCGATATAAGATATTGTTCCACGCAAAGAGAGCCATCCAAGAGTTGAACTACGATGCGTTCAAGGAGATTAAGGTCCTTGAGCTTAGCGTCTGCGACCAGCTACGCTATGTGCTGCCGCATGACTTTGTCAACTGGGTGCGCATTTCGCTTTATGTGAATGGAACGCTATTGCCTCTTTCTGAGAATATACAAACACTATCATCAAAAGCATATTTGCAGGACAA